CAGTAGCAAATTTAGGAATGACGTTATCTAGTAGATCATGAAGTTGATTAGCACTCTCATACATATCACTAGTAACACCATACATTTCTGCCGTTTTGTATCCTCGATCGATTTTACGCTTGATTTGGCTCTTATAAGAAGTCTTTGTTGAAGCTGATACAATTACCTGTCCGACATCTGAAAGTCGCTCAAACAAGCCGTATGACACCCTCTCGTGGCTTCCGTCAGTCTCAATCCTCCAAAACACGATACGTCCCAGTGCATCACGCTTGTAAAGAGTAGTAACGTTATCATCCCCATATACGGTTGCCATCTTCATCAACATTATGAGATAAAACAATACAATGCGTAGGATTATTATATGCAATCAGCATACAATTCCAAGAATCACGAATAGTCTTATGAGGAGCATAAGCAATAGTTTTAAAGTTCTTATGACAAAAACATTGATAACTACCGGTTAATGCTTGTTTATTGTGAAGTTTACCTTGAACAACTTCAAAGAGAGTTTCAACAATCTTAAAGTCCTCATCAGACTTAATCTTAGTTTCGCCCATAAATGCACCTTCTTTAAAAGGATTAAAACCCCAAGTATGAACGAATTGATTTAGTTTAATTTGAGCGTTTTGATAAGACATCTTACTCATAGCTTCACGAAGCTGTTTAACAGCATCAATAACTATGTTATAATCAGTTTTATTCATAGGATATAAGAAGTACCTAGTACCATCACCTAAAGCTCTAAGAGGAACGCCCTCACATAATAGCCGTTGTGCATCAGGGCACAACTCCTCCTTTTTTACCATTTACGATCTCATTTAAATACATATTAGCAAACTTTTTCTTAACGAAGTTGTAATCTGTAATACGAACTAAATCTGTAGGATCTTTAGCACTATAACCTTTAGTCATGAACAAAGCAATAAAGCCATAATTCTTTTCATATTCGATAGCGGAAGTAAGACCAGTATTATCAGTGTCAAGCATAACATAAACTTGAATCCTAGTAGTCTTTCGTAAAACATCAACAATATCATCAGGAAGTTTAGCAGTTTCACTTGCAATCACATAAACTCCAACATCATTAATTCTCAACTCTCTCAGTATTCGTAACATTAATAGTTTATCCTTTTGAGATTTAACAATCAACTTATAATTAGTATCAATTAAAGTCTCAAGATTTTCAAGAGGACACTTATTATTAGTAATGAAACGATTAGCCGTATGCTTATTTCTAAATGGAAAATAGAGTTTAATACAACCATCATTAACTTGATATTCATAACAAGGATCATGACGAGTATAATAATATGGATTACTAACACCATCAATCTTAAAAGATTCAACAGCTTTCACGTATTTATCTACGAGATCATTAGTAACACCAAATTGATTATAATACCTATAATCATAAAAAGTCATTTTACGATTTACAGTTGTAATAACACAAAATTCATTATTAATAATCTTATTTTGAGCTTGATATACACGATTAACGTAAGGTGAATCATTAAGAACATCAGAGGCATATTCAATAATATTAGAACATATTTCAACGAAGTCTTTATTGTTAGTACAATTCTTTTTAAGAACTAGACCAACAATCTCAAATACATCACCACGATAACGATAATCAGCAAAATCACGAAATATCAGCTTATTACCATACCATTTAAAACTAACTGAAGGATTAGGATCATAACGAAGAGGATTAGAGATTTTATAATTGCGTAAACAAATACAATTATTTATCTCTGTTTCAGGAACATTAAGAAAGACAGAATAAATATGTACTTGATCAAGTGTATTCAAAATATAATCCTTATCACTTGTACTCCACATATTTACATCTTTTGTAGCATTTGCAATCCCCAGTAGGGAACAAGGTGAGGTCACGTGCGAAGCGTTAGCAACACTATGCACAAAACCAATAGACACAAAAAAAGAGGATAGATTGCTCTACCCTCTTCAAAAGTCTAAGTTACATCTTAATATTTACCCGGAGTACCACCGTTACCAGCATAACGATTCTTTAAAGCATTAATTGCATCAGCATTAACGCTTTGACCAGAACCGTAATCCATAGCAACGCCAGCTTCAGCGGCTGCACCAGCAGGTTTCTCGTCTTTATCAGCATCTTTAGAGAGTTCAACAGTCTCACCCGGAAGAATCTCAATTGAAGGTTTTTTGCCATTAATAACACGTTCAACATAACCTTGACCAACAAAGCCCGGAGTACAAAGATACTTACGATCACCATAATGAGCAAGAAGCTTCATCCAAACAACAATAGGTTCACCTTTTTCATCTAAGAATACAGGCTTACCCTCTTTTCCAACATTGAATGCTTTAACAAAAAACTCACAAAATGCTTTCCATTGAGCGATACGACCGTTAATATCAGCGTTCATATCAATAGGCTGAGGAAAGCCGGGTTCAACGAAGTTAGGACAACCGATATAAGCATCGAGACGATGACGACAATTCCGGTACGCTTCCGTAATTAAAGAGGTAAACGTTTTAACATCTACAGCAGTTCCGTCAGTTTTACGAGTAGTGACGATACGGAAAGAATCAGTATAAAACCGATCAACTTCATCACCGGGAACGGGTTCTTCTTTATAACGGAAAACAATAGTTGGTACAGGAATACCGGCATACTCATAGGTAGATGCAACACCGTTCTCATCTACTTTAGGAGTTTCGGTTTCTTTAATCTCAACAGATACAAGATGTGCTTGACACAAATTGTTGAACTCTTCACGAGGTTTAAACTTCTTGTCTTGGGTAACTACAACCTCACCAAAATTAATAACTCCGGTAGCAGCTTGACTTTTATTAACTTCACTCATTTTATAAGTAATTTAAAGAGTAAAAAAAAGAGGAACCTTAATAGTCCCTCTTTCTGTAAGATAGATTTGCTTAGCTAAGCAATATGTTGTCACGGATATAGATTAAATATCATCCCCGTCACCAGCGGTTTCTTGAGAAGCAGCGGTTTCATCCTGCGTTTCAGCAGCAGTTTCAACATTTGTGGTATCGGCTACAGTTTCCGGTGCATTAGCTTTTTTATCTTCTGCATCGTCAGCAGCAGTTTCAGCTTCAACAGACGGATCGTAAGGACGGTCGATAATCTGTGCGTTCACGCAAGCCCAGATACGTAACATAGAGCCGTCAGAGTTCGGATAGTCGATACCGGTATCAACCAATTCGTAGTGAACCTCGCGGTTAGCGGTGTACTTCGTGTAAGGTTTACCCTCAGAATCTTTCTTATCAATTCCGTAAGCATAGCCAAGTTCAACCAGCTTATCAGCGGTAATAGCTTGCGCATCCGGCGTGTTCTGTAAGAATTGAGAGTAACAAGCTGCGTAAGAGCAGAACAATTTACGACCAACACCTTTAGCTTTACCGACAGCAGCAAGAGTCATCATGTCGTCAGTTTTCACTTTAGAAACCATGATGAAGAACTTCTTGTTCACATCGTTCTCACATTGATCAGCAGTCAAGACCATAGCTTTCATATAGTCGCCTGTTTCAATGTTAAGCATCTTAGATGCAAGACCGTTAATACACATCTTGTTGATAGAGATGTTCACCACCAACTCCGGACGAATTTCATCACTTACTTTAGCAGCTTTAGCTACAGTTTCAAAACGACCTTCATTGATACCAGCTTTCAAGAAATCAAAATTAAATTTTTCCATGACTTTAACTTTATTAATAGTTTATGTAAGATAGATGTTTGCAATATCACTACCACAAACGGTATTTATTCTTTAATAATTTGCGTTATCATCTGCTTCTACATATTGAACATCAACATAATCATCATTAATAGATTTAACGTCTTTAAGTTCAACATCACAATACATTCCGTTAAGAATATCATTAGCGCAGATACGAGCAGCGATCATAATCGCCATTTTTCTCATAAGAGAACGAGTGTGTTTATCCCAATTATCTTTACCTTTAACATCAGCACCGGTAATTGAGTTTTTACCCGATTTAAGACCAGCGTCAATAGCTTCTTGAAGAGTATAAGAAATTGTAGTTCTTTTACCTTTACGAACAAGAGTAACCGTTGTACGATAAGTCTTAACAATACGAGTAACAGGAATCATACCTTGTTCCGCCATCATTTTACGAACATAATCATCGTTATATTCGTCAATATCAATGTGACGTTCAGGTTTAAATTCAATAATAGGTTTACTTAGCTGAACATTAAAATATTCATATACGGGAACAAAGTCTTCGTCAATCTCAATATCAATATGATGTTTATTAAGACAACCTTCAACAACATTAATTCCCGTATAAACTTGTCTAGTACCACCACTTTCAAAACAGAATATATTCTTTAAAGAAGCAGTAACAGAAAGACCAAGAGTTTTACCAAGTTCAACCTTTTGAATAGCGTCGAGATTAAGATTACGACCATAAGCTAGAGAAGTCATAGGAGAAAGACCTAATTCCTGCCCAGTTAATAAACAAGTAACCATGTTATCAATGTTAATAACTTCAGTGACAGTTCCATCTTTAGTTACATTTTCTTTAAATCTCGCACCAAGATCAGTATTTATAAGACTTTCAGCAAAAGTTCTATATTCACCAAGAACAGCGAGATTACGAGTAATTACATCTTTATTTGCTTGTGCAACAGCTCCACTATTAGCTTTTATAACTTCACCTTTATTAGTAGTAGCATTAGCACCGTCTTTCGTAGCATCATTTGTAATAACCTCTTCACTCATTTTGTCGTTTTCTTTGTCTTTATTTTCCATTGGTAAAAATAGATAATATTTTTGACGTGTGCAACAATAGTAAGTACTAAATCATCAAAAATTAAAATTTAACATCTTTAATGCCATTAGTCCAGACAATATCAGTAGTAAATTTACTCTGCGCATCAATGAGCTTTTCTTTCTCTTTTGACGTGCGGTAATCGTCCGAATTGAGTGCGAAATCTTGCATATAAAGCCATATTATAATAGTAGGCTTATTTATGTATGGTTGTTCCTCTTTCTTGTCGGAAATGGTCTTAAATGGGTTGCAGTATGGAGAGGTACATATAATTGTAGTAAGACCCTCAACATCAAAAACCACATTAGCAACTTCATCCGTAGCAATAACAGAAACATCACCATGTTCAAGATGCTTTAAACATTCTTTTCGGATACCAATATCACCAAATACTTTAGGTTCACCTTTCTTGGCACCAGTAGTATAAGTATAAGGCTGACCATTGAAATCATAACAAATTCTAGAAGTCATACCTTTATACCAACACATACAGTAATCCAAAGTCTCAACAAAATTAGTAATAGAACGAGTCTTACTTAAAACAAGTCCTTTACCTTTAATATTCTTAATAGCAGTAGCAATAGCTTCTCTCTTATTAAGATTATTATTATATAACTCTAAACGTTTCTCAATAGCATCACTAAATGCTTTAGTACGAGTGAGTATATTGTCGGGATTCCAATACATTTCTACTTGCTTATTATAGTCATTAGAAAGATCAAGATTAGCTTTCCAACCCATAACTTCAGCAACCATGTTACGTACTGTTTCACTATGTATATGCTCTACTTTATCAGTAAGATTATTTACATAATTAACACCCATATGACAAGCTTTAATAAGAGCCATATCATCTTCTACCATATCCATACGTAGATGAGTAAACTTCCTAAACTCATAATTCACCATCTTAGCTTTACCTTTAAATATAGAAAGCATAGAAGAGATTTGTTCAGTAAGCTGTTTATATAGCTCTTTTTCTTCACTTGTAAACTCAATACCAACATTATATATGACATAAGGAGAAATCCAACCTTCTTCCAAAGCCATACCTTTAGTTATAGTATCAACAACCGGAATACCACAAGCAGTAAATGCTTTTAGCATATTAACCGGAATCTTTTTCGTAGTAATAAATAGAAACCTATCAGCAGCTACTTTCTTCAACTTTTTGAAATAAATAGCATCTTTATGATAAACTTCATTTGTACAATCAAGCATCACAAACGTATCAGCATATAGCATATCTTTACCTTTACAAGTTTTAGTGATACGATCAATAAAATCTTTAAGTAAATCTATAACTACACCTGTATGAACAATACGTTTACGAAGAGAATCTTTCGTCTTAATATCAGGAACTACAATGTGAACATAAGGATCAGCTTCGACTTGATTGGCTACATGCTGAATAACCTCACTAATTACAAGAGGAATATCAATACGTTCAGTATATTGAAATAGACCTTTATAACCAGCTTGTTTCCATTTAAGAATACCCTGATAAATACGCTTATATTTTTCAGAAATATCGTAACCTTTCATCTATCTTAATTAACATCTGTAAGTTTAATATTATCAAGAACAGCTCTAGCGCATTGTTCTATCTCATTACGATTATATACATCATCAACATAATCAGTTAATAATTCATATAACCTAAAGCCAGCATCACCCATGATGCGACAAAGATCAAAAACAATATGTTTAAGCATCTTATCATGGTCGTAATCTTTAAAGTTCTTACTATTGAAAGGATATTGAGTAAAGAAATCTTCAAAGGCAGCATCTAAATACACAACAATAACAGCTTTAACAGCTGAAAATTTATTGGTATAAAAATCTTTATAAATAACAGCTCTATCTCTCTTCATATCTTACCAACCAAACAAGTTATTACTATTATTGTTAATACCACGACGTTCACCTTTACCTGTTTTACCATTACCATAAAGAATCTTATAGGCTTCATTAATATAAAAACCATAATTAAGATTATAATCTTCTTTATATTCGTAATCATTAAACAAAGCTACTCTCTGATCAGCAACAAGCGACTTCTCTTCTTCAACAACTATTCCACTAATATCATCACCATACGCTATATTATCAGAATCAGGAACAATAGCTTTTGTTATAGCACCTCCACCACTTTTACAAATATAAAAACGATTATGCTTTTGACACTTAATATAAACAGGTTTACCATCTCTAACTGTCTTATAAATTGTAGTATATTTACCAGCAACTTTCTGACTAAAACAGTAATCATAAATGGCAGTACGAGAAGTATTGATATAATTTCTAATAAATTCAGTAATATCAACACCATAAAGGAAATATTCTTTAAGAGCTTTCTTAACAACAGGATAAACAAAACCTTTATTATATTCAGGGTCTTGAAGAAAATAACCTTTAAACTTAATAAATTTATCTTCAATAGCTTGACGTGTAGTATAAGTATTACCTTTAGAATCAATCCAGACACCACAACGATTATACTCTTGTAAAGCGTCATAGAAACCATATCCAACAGCAATATAATCATTAACAGCACTTCTACAATACTTCTCAAACTTTTCAGTTTCAAGATCTAATTTACTGTAAGCACTCCATTCATTACAGATATGTTTAAACACACCTTGACGATTAAGAGGTAATCTAACAAGTAGACCATCTGTATTTGCAGATAATACATCAAAGTTATTCAACTCAAATGCTTCTATCAAACCACATAGTAGTAATTGCAGATTAATTGTTACAGTATAAGTACATTCGGGATCATATAGATAATCCATAGCATCATTAAGAGCACCATAAATTCTATTGATAACAATCTTAAGAGCATCAGCTTCTAACTTTCTCCCAGTATGTTTAGCTTCAACACGAGTTTCACGTAACCATTTAACAATACCAACAAAGACTTGTTTAGATAAATGATGAGGTGCAACACCATACTCGACGATGAAACTAGGGTACATTGATGTGCATGAGCATAGTACCAATAGCTCGACTGACTATATCTTAATTAACTTCATGATACTCACCAGTAGGAGTATCTAAAGGAACATATTTCCACTTATAACCATAAGCTGATTTCTTATTGCCATTACAAGCAGAAAGAAGTGTACTACGTTTGACTTGAGGATTAATCTTTTGAAGAGCATGAAAATTCTCATAAACAAAAAGAATTTTACCGGTAGCATAATCACATCTAGCAATCTTTTGAGTTTGCTTAAGAGATGCCATTTTAGCTCTATATTCTTCTGTTTTATGAGAGCTTTTATCAGAATTAGCTCTAATTTCTCTCAACTCATCAGTCATATAATAACCACTAATCTTATCATTATATATATTATCAATACCAAGTTTCTTTTGATAATTAGTTTCAAGATCTAATAAATTATCTTGATTATTAACATATATAACAATACTACAAATAAAATCTTCAAATCCATACTTATTAAAAGCATCTTGAAGTCTTTTATTTGTATGCCTATTTAATCGAAGTTCAGAAAAATGCTTTTGAACTCGATCTTGACAATTAGTAGAACTACCGATATAAGCTTTGTTTTCAGATTTACATCTAATTTGATAAACACCCATACCATTAAGATGACTAAAAGTACCATAAGTAACATTGTCAGTTTCTCTAATAAAATCTTTCATATCTATATTATTT